AAGGTTAATGGAAGATGTTATTTACATTTGATTCATGCGATTAAAGAGGACGCGTTCTTGATTGGAAACAATCATGGTCACATGAATGGTTGGACACCAAGAAGAAATGTATTTGGTAAAGTAGTTGAAATTCTGTGAGCTCGACACTCACTCATCAGTACAAATGTATGCATTATATCTGATTTTCATATATGCCGAGGTAGCTTTAATGGTAGAGCACCTGACTTGTAATCAGGGGGTTGCAGGTTCGACTCCTGTCCTCGGCTCAGATGGCGGAGTAAAAGTCAGTAAGTCTCCGATGATTCCAACATACTGACAATGGTGTGGAATCCGGTTTGAGGAAAACGTAAAAGTGAAGCTCAATAGAATAGGTACCGAAAGGGGATGTAATTAAATTGCATGTAAGACCAAAAATGACTGAAAGCCTATTTAACACCTCCTTCAAGAGTTCTAATATGAAAATATTAGGACTCTTTTTTTTATGTATAATTAATTAGAAAATAATATTTTTATATAGAAATAAATTTAGTCTTATTAAATGATGTCTATATTTTCATATATTAATGAAAATCTCGAAGATAAAAAGAAAGAAGAAGGATTAAGTATTCTTGATAAATCTTTAAATGGTGATAATGAAGAAATAAAAGAATTTGAAAAATTACTTCGTCCAAATGGTCCATGTATTTATGCATTTATTACTGATAAAGTAAATGATGCTATAAAAATTGGATATACTGATCAGCATCCACTTAAAAGAATAGAACAATGGAAAGAAGTATATGGAAAAGAAGAAGGTGAAGTAGAATGTCTTGGTTATTGGAGTAGTGAAGAAATTGATCAGAGTGGACAGAAAGTATTTTTCTGGGATCATGCTGTACATGATAAAGTAACAAAGAAAGGATATGCTAATATTTCAAAAGAGCAATTTTATAAAATATTATCAGAAAAGGGTAAGAAAGTAAATGATGTTCATGAGCTTCATTATTCAAAAGAATTCTTCAGTAAATATAAGACTCTTTTAAAAGGACAATTATCAGATGAAGATAAAGTAGAATTATCTAAAGAATTAATTGAAGATATTCTTATAGAAATGAAAAAATCTATTAAAGATGGAAAATCAGATTTTAAGTTATATAAATTTGATTCATCAGGTAAGACATCAAGTCAAAAGGCTGATATTGTATGGGGTTCTCCTAAAGATTATCCAAATACAGATCTACAGGAAGATTGTATAAAGAAAGGTGTAGAAGCTATCAAGAAAGGTAAAAAGAATATTCTTATGGCTGCTGTTATGCGTTTTGGTAAGACTCATGCAGCATATGAAATAATAAAAGGATCTGGATTAAAAAGAATAGTTGTAGTATCTGCTAAAGCTGATGTAAGAAAGGCTTGGAGAGATGATATTAACCATAAAGATTTTTATAAAGATTTTGTATTTGTAGAAGTATTAGATGAATTTAATTGGGATATTACATCTCTTGGATCTGATGAAAAATTAGTTACTAAGCATGAAAGAGTATATGAAGACACTGATATATTTGATATGTATGAGAATAAGACAATTATCTTTTTCTTTACACTTCATGATCTATCAGGTTCACTTAATGAAATAAAATCAAAACATAAAAAGATATTTGATGAAGAATTTGATATGATGGTAGTTGATGAAACTCATTATGGTTCTCATGCAAATTCATTTGGTAAAGTAACTAAATTAAATAAGAATATAGAAGTTGAAGATAATGCTGATTTTGAAGAAGAGGAAAAGATTGCTAAAGAGATGGAATCATTCAAAAATAAATTGAATATTAAATATAAAACAGTTCTTCAAGTTTCTGGTACACCATATTATATTCTTGCTTCTAATGAAATGATTGAAGATGATGCTGAGGTTATTTCTAAAGTATCATATACAGATATGTTAAATGCAAGAGATAAATGGGAGAAAGATCATCCAAATGAACCAAAATCAAATTCTCCTTATTATGGTGTTCCAACACTTCATAAAATTGGTCTTAGATTAACAAAAGAATGCCGTAGAGCTATTCAAAAATCAAATACGACTGATTCATTAAGTGCTTTGTTTGAAGTTAAATCTGGCAAGTTTAGATATGAAAAAGAGATAACTGGATTAATAAAAAGTTTATTTGGAGATGATAAAGAAGATACCTTTGCATTCCTTAAGAATAAATCTGTAGAAGGTAATAAAGTTTGTAAGCATACTATTATGGTTCTTCCAAGAATAGAAGCATGTAAAGTAATGGAAAATCTTCTTAAAGAAATGAAGATTAACAGAGATATTATTCGTGTAGTTGGAAATGAAGGTAAATCAAATATAGATATTGAAACACTTAATAACAGATTGCTTGAAGATGATGATAAGAATATAAAATCTATTGTATTGACCGTAAATAGATATTTGACTGGTGTTTCTATGCCTCTTATTGATTCTATGATATATCTTAAAAATGCTTCATCACCACAAGAATATGATCAGAATATATTCAGACTTTGTACAAGAAATGTAAAGAAGGTTTCTAAAGGTGATAATGAAGAAGGACCTGAATATGTAAATATGAAAGATAATGTATATTTGATAGACTTTAATATATCAAATATGTTCAATATGCTTGCTAATTCTGCTAAGATGAGAGCTTTAGCTGATGCTAAAGATGATAAGAATATAAATATCATGGATAGAATAGCAGAATATATGAAAGAAGATCTTAAGAGTATTCCACTTTATTGTGAAGATGGTAAGAGTAAAGAAATTACTGGTAAGATGAAAGTAATTAACTCTAATGATCTTATGGAAATATATGCAAACTATAATAAAGATAAGAGTATAGCAGATGTAGCGAATGATGAAATTAATCTTTTTGATGGATTATTCGGTGATAAGAAATTCCAAGAAGTAATAAATGGAATGAATATAGAAGGAGATAAAAGTAAAATCAATATTGATGGTGTAAATGCTGATGGAGAAGATACTATAAATGTAGATAGTGGAAATGGTAAGAAATCACTTAAGGATTATGCCATTGATAAATTACCTGAAAAGAAACTTGAGAAAATTACTAAAGAAAAATTCAAGAGCATAGTAAAAGGAATTCTATATTGTAATATTACTCTTGATAATCCTTATACAGATATCAAATCAATGATAGATGATTCAAAGAATGATGATGAACTTAGAGAAGCACTTAAAGACTTTAAGATTACTGTAGATGATATTGAAAAAGTATATGATATAATGTCACCTACATATAAAGAATCATTTGATTATTTGTTATTGAAGATTTCATACTTAGCTCATGAAATCAAAGAGAAAGGTTCTGATGCTCTTGATAAAGCAATGCGTGGTCTTGGTAAGATAGATAAAAGTGAAGTTGTAACGCCGCCTGAAATTGTAAATAAGATGATTGACAAATTAGATGAATCAGATTATAAGAATGCAGAATCTATATTACTTGTAAATGAAAAACAAGGTGAATTCTTCAAAGGATTGATTAGAAAATTCGGTAAAGAAATTGGTAAGAAATGTAAAATAGTCTGCTCAAGCAGTGTAGGTGAAAGACTTACAAAGAAAATGTTGAAAACAGAAGGATTTAATGACTATATTAATAATATAATTATGTCCATTGGCGATGTCAATGGAGATGGTAAATATACTGTAAATGATTTCTTAGATATGAAGAATGAAGATATATTGAAAGAGAATGGTGGAAAGAAGTTTGATATTGTATTAATGAATCCACCATTTCAGGGGGCAACATTACATTTGCAATTTATTGAAAAATGTATAGAAGTTTCTGAAAATACAATAGCTATATGTCCGGCTTCTTGGATAGATGACTATGCTGTAGTTGATGGTTGGAAGAAATCTCCAAAACAAAGATACATAACAAAATTAGGTAAACATCTTATTGATTATGAATATTTTAAGCCAGAAGATTTCCAAAAGATATTTAATATTGCAACTTGGACATCTGGAATGATAGGTTTATTTAATAGTAATAAAACATCTGAATTATATAAGTCAATAAGTAATAATCAAACAAGTAAGTTTGACAAAGAAATAATTGAAAAAGCAGCAAAGCTTATTTATACTGGACAACAGACTTCGGTAACAAAAATGTATAGGAAACATAAAGGAGAAGATGGATATGACTGGTTTATAAAACTTACAAGAGTTCATGGTCACATTAATAACAAAGACCAATATGATAATATAGCTCCTGATATAAAATATTCATTAAATATAAAAGACAAAGAGCAAAAAGAAGTTTATTTTAAGACAAAAAATGAGGCAGTAAATTTCTTTGAGTCAATAAAAACTACATTTTGTAAATACTTGAAGAAACTTGGATGTTATGGTTCTGGTGATTTTAATGGAGGATTACCATTTATGAATGATTATACTAAACCTTGGACAACACACAGGTTCTGTGAATACTTCGGTATAAGCAAAGATACTGAAGACTATATAGATAAGTTTTTTGAAGAATTTTATAAAAGTTTTGAAAATGAATAAATTCAACATAGAAAAATTCCTTTCTCTTGAAGGTTATGATACAGATACTAGAGTATCTAGGCGTAAGAATTCTGATATCAATTCTCAAGAATTCTTCACTCCTTATTCTATAGTCAAGCGAATGTGTGATAAGGTATCTGATGAAGATTGGGCAGATCCGAATAAGACATTCTGTGAACCTTGTTTTGGAAATGGTCAATTTTTGATATACATTATATATAATAGGATTCTTCATGGAGTATCTTGGAAAAGAGCACTTGAAACTACTTATGGTCTTGAATTAATGGAAGATAATGTAATTGAGACTTATGAAAGAATTCTTAGTCTTCTTGATTCTTTAGACGAATATGGAATTATTAAAGATTATGAAATAAATAGTATTCAAGAAGCTATGGATATAATGAAAAAGAATCTTGTTTGTCATGATTTCTTTACATGGAATTTTGAGCAATGGAGAGAATATACAGAAGATGAATTGAAAGAAATAAATAAAAAGAGGAAATAATGAATTTCCTCTTTTTTATTCTATATTGTGTATACTTGATTTTAAATAATTTAATATGACTGAAAAAGAATTTGTTAAAAAATATAATGTTAATCCAGAAATGGATGAAAGAACATTTACTGAAATTTTAAATTTTAATAATAATGTAATGCATATTTCAAATTTTATAAAGATTTGTAAAAAAGCATCTAAAAAACTTGATAAAAGAATTAAACATGATATAGATATTATAGATCCAAGGAATCAATGTTGGGGTGGTGCATTTGATAGACTTATTGCAAATATTATTAATGATTATCAAAATAAATTTAAATATAGAAGATGTTTAAATCATAATACAGAAAGAGATTGTGTTTGTATAGATAATAATTCTAATGATATTGAAGTAAAAACAGCATTATATAATCTTGATAATAATAATTGGAATGGTTTTTATACAAGTAAATGTAAAAATTATGAAAACTCTCCTAAATATAATTCTCCAGATGAATATGATTACTATTTATTTGTAAGATTAAATAGAAATTCTGAAACATGTATTACAAAAGTAAAAGAAATTTATTTTGGTCGTATATGTGAAGATTTTTGGAAAGATAATGGATCAATAAGTATAAAAGTAATAAATAAAAATTGTGTAAGAATTTTATAAAGCTGAACAATAAGTTCAGCTTTTTCTATATTAATATTATGAAACAGATAGATACATATATAAAAGAGAATACAGAGTATAAAGATTATACTTGTTATTTTGCTGATGATATTTCTACAGGATCTCCAAAAGATTTATTTCTTTCAGCATTTGTTGAAGAGTATATATTTAAATTATATTATGAAAGAAGAAGTGGTGTAAAAGTTATTAAAACAAATGAAGAAAATAAATCTGTAAAAGATAATTGGAATCACATTGATATAAAAACAAATCATAGTAATATTGATATAAAAACTATAAGTAGAAAATGGAATTCTATTTCAGTAAATACTTCAATGTTAAATTCTAAAGTTAATATTGGTACTATAATAGAAGATAATGATAAAATATATATTGTAGTAAATGATATTAAAAAAATAAAAGATAAAGGAAAAGATAAAGGAAAATTCAGAGTATTTACAATTCCTATTTTATTAGAAGATCCATTATATAAAACAGAATTATATTCTGATTTATCTGAAAAATATAAAAAATTAATTAAATTATATAATATTATACATGATTATAATAATGAAGGATTAAAAGAATATTCAAAAATAGTTCTTGATAAACTTACTCCTGTATTTCAAAAAGAATTTGGTTTAACTCCAAAAATAGAATTTGTATAATTAATTATGAATGATATAATAAATTATAGGTTTTTAGTACCTTTAAATGAAGATACTGCTGATTTTTTTACAAAGACATTTATAGAGTCATGGTATACTTCTGATGGTAGTCCATTTTGTGGAATATATGAAGGTCTTTTGATTAAAAGAAATGATATATTAAATTTACCTAAAAAGTTAGATTATGATATATATGAGATTAGTGACAGATTTTTAGACACTGATGATTTTGTATCTGATTTTCTTGATGGTGATTGTGAAGATAATGATTTTATATATGAAAAAAGAAACAAATAAAAGAATCGATTAATCGATTCTTTTATTTTTATATATATAATTAGATATTATGAAAGAACTTAATACATATATAATAGAAAAATTACATTTAAATAAGGATATTAAACCAGTATATCATTATCAACCTAAAGATAAGCAAGAATTAAAAATATTAATTGAAAAACTTATTAAAGAAAGAGGTAATGATGCTGATTTAAATGATATAGATGTTAGTAAAGTTACTGAAATGTATAGGTTATTTTATAAATCTAATTTTAATGGTGATATATCTAAATGGAATGTAAGTAATGTTAAATATATGGATAAAATGTTTTCTGATTCTGATTTTAATGGTGATATATCATCTTGGGATGTAAGTAATGTTGAAGATATGTCTAGTATGTTTTTTAATTCTAAATTTAATGGAGATATTTCTAAATGGGATGTAAGTAAAGTTGAAAATATGGAATATATGTTTAATGGATCAGATTTTAATGGAGATATATCAGATTGGGATGTTAGTAATGTTAATGATATGATAGAAATGTTTATGTATTCTCCTTTACAAAATAATCCTCCTAAATGGTATCATGAATAATTTAAGTACATATATAGTTGAGAAACTTCATCTTAACAAAGATATTAAAATGACATCTAATAATTTTAAAAAAGATGAAGATTTCTTATGTGTTGGTTTATATATTAATACTGATAAAGAAATAAATATTAAATTATATAATTTTCTTTTTGAATCTTTTAAAGAATTATCATCAGATAATGAATTTAGTTATATATCTGATGGAAGAATTATTACAAAAAAGGTATTCAAAAATAATAATGGATATTATGAATATTCTAGTAAAAATTACAGAAAACCTGGAGATTATATATCAGCAATATTTATAGATAAAAAAGACAGTATAATTTTTTTAAACTCATTATTGAATAACAATTTTAATATACATAATTATTTTGATAAACGAAATGATGATGAATTAAAACAATATAATATCATAAATCCTTCTAATGAAGAAATTAAAGAAATGATAAATCAATTAAAATAAATGAGAGTTAAAATATTAACTCTCATTTTTCTATATTATAATATATATATTTTATATATTTATGATTAAATTCATTATTTTAGTAACAATAATTTCTATTACTATATTAGGTGTAGTAGATTCTATATGTAAATCTATAAAACATAAAAAAATAAATAATTCTGAATTTCCAGATAGTGAATATTGGTGGTATAATGCTCCTCATTATTATATTATGTCTAATGGAGAAAAATTCAATATACCTGAATATGTTACTTGGGATGATTGGAAAAATATGCCTAAAGAGAAAAAAATGCAATTATTACTTAATATAGAAAATCGAATTTTATCTACTAGAAATGATAATTTTTTAGAAAATTCTAATGAAGATATTCAATAAAAGAATATTTTTATATATAAAAAAATTTTTGATAGAATAGATGGCAGAAGTAAATATGCCTTATACAAGTGGTACTAATACTAGTACAAATGTATCTTTTGCAGATAGTAATTATACAGTTAGTTGTAGTAGTTTAAATTTATATAGATCATCAACAACATCTACTTCTGGATGGTATTTTAGTGGTACTTGGAATATAACAAAGAATGGTTCTAGTATAGGAATTTCAAAAATTACATTATTATCATATGATTTGGTGACAATTGGAACATTTACTGGTTCTACTATGTCATCTAGTGTTACATTTTCTTCATCTAATACAGGTGGAAGTTCATATGGATATATTTATCTTGAATTTAAATTTTCAGATACTAATACATATAGATTAAGAATAAATGTATATAAAGATAGTAAAATAACTACAGTATATTTAAAAAATAATTCTGGAAGTGTAGGTTATATACCATATCAATCAACAGCAAATTTTTATTTAGATTTAAATACAACAAATGCTATTGGATTTGGTAAACAACTAGGTAAATATAAAACAACATTTAGTAGTAATTATTCAAATGCTATTAATATAACAAGTGGTAATAGTTATTTAAATACAATAACAGTATATCATCCTAATTATATTAAATTTCAAAATAAAATAACTGGTAGAGGTAATATTACTGTTACTGCAACTATTTATATATATGATTCAAATAGTACAAAGATAGATTCATCTACTAAATATATTATTGTACATGGATCTACTGCTAATGCACAATGGAATAATGTAAGCTTTGATCCAAATACATTTCAAAGAAATATACCAACATCTACAAATCTTATTATTGGTCAATATTTACCAGCATCAGGTACTGGTCAAGTTGATTATTATTTTGCATTTACAAATATTACTGGTTCAACATCTGTATCAACATCTGATTTTAATATTAAGTCAGGTAATACTACATTAAATTTTAATACTAAATATTCAATTTCTACATATTTTAATAGAAGTGATTCTAGTATAACATTAAGAAATCCATTAACTATTACTAGTTCATTTTCATCTACATTTAATGGTTCAATAATTATAACATTATATAATGCATCAAGTACATCTATATATAGTACTAGTGTATATATAAGTTTAACTGGTTCAGTAATAACATTAACATCTATAAAAACAGATTATTTTAAATATACTCCTAAACAATTAGGATTTTCTGGAAAAACATCATATGCTGTTATATATCAAAATCCAGGTTATAATTGTGGTTTACAAAAAGTTCAAGTATGGCCACCAATTTATGATGTTACATTAGGTGACTTAAATAAAATTAATAGTAGTAAAATAAAATTTCCAGTAACTATAAATAGATATGATGGCCCAACTATAGTTGATAATTCTTCTTATACATATTTAAGAAATAATGCCATTATACTAACTAGAGGTACTACTAGTTTTCCTATTTCAACATTAAATTCAACTGTTGATTATTCAACTTCAACTTATAGTAATTTGAATTTTGGTAATAATACATCAACTTATGCATTATATTCAAATAATGATTCATATACATTATTTTTAACGACAGCATCAAGTGGATTAAATAGAATACCAGATAATAGTTATACAAAAGAATCTACTAGTTCAACATTATCTTCATCTTCATTTGGATATTATTTTTGCGGATATTTTACTTTACCAAATACATACGCATTTGGTCCTGGAACTGGTGGTATGAGAAATTATACTGGTACAAATTTATTAGATTGGAAATCATCAACTTATACATCTAAATATAGATTTAATGGTTTTAGTGGATTAAAAGGATGGTATACAACAAGAGAACCAAATAAATGGAAATTATCAAGATCTGATTTTAATTCAGCTATAAATTATGTTGAATTAACAGCTAGTTATGATTTTTACAGAACTTTATGGAAACCATTAAATGGAAGTATTGGAAAAGAATATATTATATTATCTACTTCATCATCAATGACAATTGGTGCTGGTGGTGGTGATGGTGATGATATCAGTATAAGTAATCAAACTATTTCTTCAGCAGAACAGTGGTATGGAGATGCTTGGTATGGAGATCTTTTCGGTGGTAATGTATCAGCAGATGAAAGTTCTGGTGAAAATTATACTTTAACAAATAATTCATCTACTTCTGCATCAATACCACATTGGTATAGAAGTGGTAGTTCTATATATTTATATCTTGGAGATTATACATATTCTAGCGGAACTAATTGGATAGGAACTGCTATATTAACAGGAAAACCATCTGTATATTTTTATATTACAGACCGTGTATGGACAAATACATATAAAGTTGAAATATCTTGTTCATCAGATAATAGAACATCAATGACACAAGAAAGTACATCATCTAATAGTAAAATTGTTTATATTTATCATTTTGGAGCTATTACTTCAGGATCTCAAGCAAGATTTTTTGCAGAACGTATGGGATATTTTTATTTAGATTATCGTACACCAGTACAATGGAAATATAAAGTTCATTATACATCTTAAAGAGAAATTCTTTTGAATTTCTCTTTTTTATTTCTATATTATTAGTGTAAAACAGCAAACATGAACATTATGGAGACCATCAACAACACCCCTGCACGCAAAGACAACCGCAACACTGAGTACATCGCTAAGGCTACTAAAGAGCTCACTGCGCTTTTTGAGCATGTAAATAAAGCTAAAGAAGAGAATAAGACTTATGGATATGCTGGTATTCCAGGTATTCTTAATAAGATGATGGAAGTTGGCATTGATAAGATTTTCTTTGTAGGTCGTGATTATCATGGTCGTTATGAAGATGATGATTGCTACTTCACCTATTGGAATGAAGCAGAGAAGAAGTTTGAGCATGATGAGTGGAGTACTCGTTTCGCTGCTCCTTCTTATGACTTGTACGAGATGCCTATTGCATTCTCAGTTGCTTGGGATGAAGGTATGATTGATAAGGAAGCATACCTTGAGCATATGAAGAGTCTTAATCTTGAGACTCTGTCTAATAAGCATTTTGACAAGGATGTTGCTGAAGATTATTGCTTGAGAGTTAAGATTGAAAAAGGTAGGAAGTGGAAGGGTGAGGGATATCTTATCAATATTACAGAGTCTTCTTATCGGTTTGCTACTCCGATGTTTAGAAATCATAATGATGATTTTGGAGTATCTACTTCAAGAACTGCAGTCATCTGGGACCCTATTACTAATACAATCAATCGTGCTAATGCTCAGTATCTTAAGTTCATTGATGCTGAAGATATTATGGAGAAATATACCTTCTGGGCTAAAGCAATCATTATGAATGCAACTATCCAGAATGTCCATCCTGTATCAAGCTTCGGAAGTTATGTTCTTGATGTAGATTACTCTTTTGAAAAGTTTATGAGTGATGTATGGATGAAAGAACACAATATTCCTTCTGAATATTATGCTAATGCTTATGATGCTGAGGCTGAAGAAAAGCGCCGTAAGCTTTCTGAGCTTAGTGCTGAAAAGATGCCTGGAATCATCGAATGGGTAAAGAATAATACCGATAAGACTGGAGATGAAGTAATCAAACTCGCTATCCATATCTTCAATAAGAATTACAATAGGTAATTCTATATATAAAAAGAAAAATCCTCTCAAGTTTTTTGAGAGGATTTTTTTTATTCTTCAACTACTTCTTCATCTGGAATTGGAACTTCTTCATCATCACCTTCACATGTTTGTGTATTCTTATGTGATGTATTATATATATATTTATTTTCACTCCATTCACTTCCAGCCTTTGTAAGACCTGCTGCAGCAAATAATGATGCAACTGCTCCTATAAATCCAGCAGCTTCTCCCATACTAACTGTTATAGTATGTTGGTATATAATATCAACTATCATACCAGCAATAAGTACACCAAGAAGTATCATACCTATAATAGTAGTACATACAAGGAAGAAATTCTTAGAACTTACACCAGTATTGCTTGATATAAGTTTCATAAAGAATGATTTTTTAACAGCGCTCATAATAAAATTTTGTAATGCCATTTTTTATTTTCATAAGATATAGTTTTGTTTTACCATACCTCATACTCTATGATTAAAAATAAAATTAAAATGAATATAAATCCATACCTTGTGACATATACATATTTCCCAACATATCCATTTCATTTGTATTATTAGAAAATGGATCAGAAATAGTAATTATATTATTTATAGAATTATATATATTTATTGATTCAAGTTCTTGATAATTATTGTCATTATTAGATTTATTCATTAATTGCATTGTTTCTATTTCTTCAACAATATCTTTATATTTAGGAGTATTTTTTAACATTGGTATCTGACAAAGAGTCATAACAATATCATCGTGACCTGATGATGCTTGATAAGAACCATTACCATTTTTATCTTCAAAGTTTTCTATTTCTCCTATAGTTCTAAGATCAGTAATTTCAATATTGAATTTTTCAAGTTCCATTTTAAGAAGTGCGCAAGCTGTCTTCTTATTATTAGCAGTAAATTTAATTCCTGGAATAGTTTTTCTCTTAGAATTATTATGTCCAGGTATATTTTCATCTTCTGGTCCTTTTTTATATTGTATCAATCTTGTTGTATCAAATCCTTGACTAGATATATTAAATCTCCATAAAGATTCTCTCATATAATCTGGTTCATTTAAATTAAGTATATATTGATAAAAAAGAGCACCATATGTATTCCATTCTATTGAGAATATACACCTGTCATTATTAAATAATTGATTACATAATAACCAATATTCAAGAGCTGCATGTTCAAGATCAAGATTATTACATTTCCAATAACCAACTTGTTTGAATTTATCTTTACCAGTCATTTGTAATATATGAAATACTGTATTATCAGCATCACCTCCACCACCTTCAGCAAGGTCAGCAAGTATTACAAAATAACCAGTCTTTAATTCTTCAGTATCAAAATTTGGATGCCAATATAAACAATCTTTTTTCTGTATATATATTTCAAAGTCTGGTCTTGATTCAAATAATATTGATTTATCTCTAAGTACACCAAGACATTCTCTTGAAACAAGACATAAATCTGATGCAGCAAATTCTGTACCAAATTGATAATAGAAAGCTTCTTTACTTCCTAATTTACCAATCATTTCATTTTTCCATTTTTCTGTTCTCTTTTCCCATTTCTTAGTATCTTTATTAAATTGTGGTACTTGATCCCAGTCTACTTTAAATGGAGCATAACCATTTCTTTTTTCTATAGCTCCTTTATATAATTCATAAAATAGATTAAATCCATTTTGTGTACTCATAATAGCAACATGAGCATTAGGAAGAGTTACTACAGTAGGAAGAATATTCTGATAGAAAAGTTCTACATCATTCTTAGGACACCAAGCAAACTCATCAAGAATAAGGAAGTTGATAGTTTTACCAAGTCCAGCTGTTGGTGAGAAAGCTTCAGTTGAAATTGATGAGTTATTATCAAAAGATATTTCATGTTGGTTCCATTTCATTGTACCAGCCTTAAGATAATAAGGAAGATTAAGGTACATATCTTTAAGTTTTGAAAGAAGGTCAATACCTGCAGGACCTGATTTTGAAAGAATAAGTCCTGTCATATCAATATTGAAAAGAATAACCCAAAGACAGAATATCGCAGTAGTTGTTGATTTACCAGCTTGACGGCATGATAACATAATTGTAAAATTATTCTTCTGGAGCATTCTTAAATATTCAACCTGATAATCTCTTAAGACACATGGTCTAAGTCCTTCTGGTGTCATAAGAAAGCACTTAGAAGCGAAATAAACAGGATCTTCCTTACATTTTTTATAGTCATCAACTTCTTCTTGAGTTCTTTTATATACTAAATCTGGTTTTAACAATTGAACATTCTTTCCACAAAAAGGATTACTTTTAAGAGGTAAACCTTTCTTTATAGCATCAACAGCTAATTTAAATGCCTTTGTTGTCCATACAATTCTTTCAGCCGCTTGTCCATTAATTGTTTCCTTTACAGGATTAAATTCATAAACAAATTCTTTTTTAGCCATAAAATTTATAAAAATATTACTATATTTTATATATAACAATAAATAAAAAATATGAAAAGTATTGAAAGATATATTCTAGAAGGTTCTAGATTTGTAGTTTTTGTAATGTGTGGTCTTCCTGGATCTGGTAAATCTACATGGGCTAAGGAGAACCATCCAGATTTGACTATTGTTTCTAGAGATGTTATTCGTGCAAAACTTGGTTTTACTAAGGATGCTGATGAAAAGGCTGTTCTTACTGCAGGCCAAGAAAAACAAGTAACTACAGAGGAATATTGGCAGATATCTAAACTTGCTAAGAAGAAACAGTCATTTATTGTAGATGATACAAATTCAGTACCTAAATATAGAAAGGAATTACTTAAGACTCTTAAAAATTATGGAGCTAAGATAATTGGTGTTAATATTGAAACACCATTAGAAATTTGTATTAACCGTCGTAAAGGACAAATTCCTAAAGATGTAATGGAACGTCTTGCTGCTAAAAGACTTCCTCTTAGAAAAGAAGATGTAGATGAACTATTAAATGTAAAAGGTTACTAAAATTAATTAGTAACCTTTTTTTTGATAGTAGTATTTATAATTATGAGGTTTTCTTTGGACGACCTCTTTTCTTTGTTTGTGGATTATATGTATTAAATAATTCCATTATATATTCTTTTTTCATATCATATGAAAGTGAATCGATAGCACTTGCAAATTTTTGTTCAATTGTATTTGACATACTATTTTTTACTAAACCTCTTGTATATACATATATAGTAGAAATAATATTTGCAAATTTATATCCTAAGAAATGAAGTGTATATAAAAATCCTTCTCCACACATTCCAGTTTCATATTCTGGATAGAAATAAACTTTATTAGTAAATTTTTCTAAACATTTTCTTCTGAACATACAACTTTGGAAATGACAAATATTTAATATTGGATTACCATTTTTAAGATATTCAGTAATTTGATCATTATTTAATTCTATAAATGTATTAGGAAGAATTCTTTTATCTGAAAACATTACTGATGTAGAAACAACATCTATATCTGGATTATTATCTAAAAATTTTACTTGTTCTTCAAGTTTATTGCTATCAACTAAATCATCACTATCAATAAAACAAATATATTCACTGTCAACTTTACTTAAAATAAAATTATGTGAATTTATATAACCACTTTCTTCAGTTTGCCAAGCAATAAGATTTTTATTATTGTTTTGATATTCAAATAAAACATCAATTGTTTTATCTAATGATTTACCATCACATACTAAAACATCATAGTCTTTATATGTCTGATTTAATACTGTATTCAATGATGTTTTTATAACAGATTGCCTATTATAAACACATACACATATTGTTACCTTTTTACTCATATATATAATTACTTTTATTTTATAAAATATCTGTCAATTTTGGAAGAGGAGGATAAATTGGTGGTATTGCTATACCAGTTAATTGTCTTACAACCATTATTGCTTTTGTAATTGCATTTTGTACTTTTACTTGTGCATCTGCAACAGTTTTTTCTATAAGTGATTGTGATTTTTTCAATACAAATATCTGAGCAGAATTTATTGCTTCAGCCGCAGCAGTTCCAATAGCACATCCAAGAGATTCAATAGCAGCATCTCTTACATTTTCTAACATAAGAGCATATGAACCAATAAAACCATTTGCTTTTTTTACAATAAGATTTGTATATGAATTAGCTTGTGATATAACCCAGTCTGGTCCTTGTTGAACATATGCTGTTATTGTACTAATACCAGATTCTAAAGATCCTAATACTTTGTCTTTAAATTCTACACATTGACCTAATCCATTAGTTATCTTATCTTTTATATCATTTAATTTTTTCTCCTGTTCTTTATCTCTGAATTTTTTAGTTTCCTCTTCAGCTTTCTTTTGTTTGATTTTACTTAATAAATCACCTGGTTTCATTATCTTTTCAGTAGTCCAATATCCTACTGATTCTAATAATTTGTCTCCTATAGAATTTAGATTTGTTAAATCAGCAAATCTATCTGATAAATAAGATGTAACTGCTTGTGTAGCAATTGTTAAACAATGTTGTCCTAAATCTACAGTTATTTTTTTATATAATTGTGGATCTATTAATGTATTTACTGTTAAAATACTATCATCTATAATATTATCTACTCTTGAGAATACATTAGCAGCTTCACCACGTAAAAAACTAGATCCAGCATTTAAAGTAACCATTTCAAGATTACCTAATAAATCTCCTGGAAGTCCTTCTTTACGTATATAATTTGTTGGATTACTCATTAATTTACTTTTGTATTATTTGTTAATAATGATTGTGTATTAGCAAGAGTATTTACACATTCTTCAAACCCTTTTGCAAGAGGAGTTGTATATACACCAAATGTTGCAGCTGCTTGAAGAGATAAAAAATTACCTTTTAGTTGTTCTAACATATTTACAAGGGTTTGTCCAAAAACTGCTGGTTGCATTTCTTTTGATTCATCACCAATAAATACACCACCATCTTTTACTGTTATGCTAGATTTTCCAGATGTTATCTTTATTATATTATCTGGAGTTAATACTATATTTGTATCATTTCCATTTTTTATTACAATACCTTCTGAAGGTCTATAATATACATATACTCCATTTTCTCCAGATGACCTACTTAAAAGTACTTCTCCTTCTTGATAATCATTATCATCAGATGAAATAATTTCTTTAGTATCATCATTAAGTTGGAACATTGGAATATACCAGAATTCATGATAATCTGAATCACAAAAAATCCATATCTTAGAACCAACACGTAATTTAGAAAATCTCTGATATCCATTCATAGTAAATGGATATATCCATGGAAGACCTTCTTTATTCATTACTGATGAATCAAAAAGACCAGGGGAATCAGCTTTTATTCTACCAATATATTTTGGATCATTCACATCTATTACTATTCCAGGTAATACTTTTATATCTTTAAGTTCCATTATCTAGTTATTGAATATGTTACATGTATTTCATCTCTTCCTTTATGATATCCTTTCCAAATTTGTATTACTGGAAATTCTCCAGAATCAAACATTTTCTTAAACTCTTCTTCAGAGAAATAATTTAAATCTGGAAACATCTCAGTAAATAATGCTGCACATCTATCTGTAGGAATTTCAGAATATATCTTTTCAGTACTTACATCACCACCATTAGGTACACCATATCTTTGAAAGAATAAATCATATGTATACAATGATGTAAGTCCGCAATTTGGAGCAGCGGTATCTCTAATTATACTTGCACACTTAGTTGTAAAATCTCTAAGTATAGTATCAATTATTTCTTCATCAGTAGTTTCTTTATTAAATTTAAATAAACCACCAATAATTTTCTTTACATCGCTTGTTGCTTCAGCAATATATTCTACTAAATGCTTCATATTATTTATTTTATATTATGCTTGTGTAGTTTCACTTGATTCTGGTTGTACATCACCTAACATTTCACTATCAATTTCTCCTCCACTTTCTTCACTTTCAGCTCCGCTTTCTTCACCACCTTCTTTTCCACCACCTTCTTCTCCTTCTGTTCCAGTTTCTTCATCTCCTCCCATTTCTTCATCTTCTTCTCCTCCTTCAGCTCCACCAGCATTCTTTCTTCTCTTCTTTTCTTCTTTCATCTTCTTATTAAGTTCAAGATCAGCTTCACTCATCTTAAGATACTTAATAATCAAGAATTCTGGATCAAAGAATGGTTCTTCTTCACCTTCATCATTTGTTATTACTAAGCTATCCTTCATTGTACCAATGAATTCAACTCTCTTAGTCATAACTTCCATTTCAGCAAGCTCTGTAAACTGGTTATATGAATTAAAATGAAGAGATATTGAATCAAGTATTCTCTTATCATTCTTTATATCTGGTATATTAAGTGCAATCTGAATTCTTATAGGTTTAAGAATAATTTCAGAAAAAGCACTTCTCATTCTTGTTACAAATCTTGAGAAATTAATTTCATCTCTTAATTGTTGTGTAGGATCAGAACCAAACCAAGTTGCTTGTGCTTCTCTATCAAAATGAGATTCTGGAATTTTACTCATCTTATAAAGATTTGATAAGAAGTATTTAATTTGGTCACTATCATTAAGTTGTGGACCATTATCAACAATTGTTTCAATCTGTGGAGTACCAGCTTCATTTTCAGGCATCCAATATTCTTTATTAAATGGCATATTTACTTTACCATTTACTTGAAGTTCACCAGTATCTACATTGAAAGATATATCTTCTTTATATCTGTTCATTGCTTGAGAAAGAGTCTGCATACCCTTTGCTTTATTCATTCCATTTATAGGAATAGTAAACATTGTCTTAAATGAAGATTGAGTTACTGTCCAAATAATCTGTGCTTGTTCAACAATACGGTAAATATTGAATGGACGAATAAGACGTTCAAGATATGACTGTCTTTCTGTTACACCTGTATCTTCATATTTTACATAGATAATTTGTATATCAAGAAGATATCTTTCTTTACCTTGAATACCTTTGAATTGTACCCAATATGTTGTTCCATTTTTAACAACTTTTGTTAAAGTAACTGGGTCAAGATCTATTATACCAATAATTGAATGAGGATTTTCAAGGTCATCATAAATAATTTCATATGCAAGAATACCTTCAATTAACCATCTCTTAAAATCATCCCATGCATTTCTTTTCCAGTTAAGGAACATATACATTTTATAGAATACTGTATCAACAGCATTTCTAAGTTCTTCAGCTGATTTTTCAGTTAATTGTTGTGTAAGACCAGTATCGATAAATGGTTGAGCAATATATGCGTCGTCGTCATCATATACAATACATTCATTAGACATAACATCAAGAATATCTTCGAGTTCAGGTTGAGCAGCCATTTTTCTAAGAATTACTCTCTTTTGTTCAAGAGTTTTCTCTCTAAAATCCTTATCTTCTTCACCTTTTTGTTTCCAGTTATTCATCATACCACCATAGATTGACTGGTTTAATAACAAGTCATCTTGAGGTTGAAGTTGTTTATCAGCTGGAATAGCTCTCATATTCTTCATTATATCATCAGAATAATTCATTCCATAATGAGATAATGAATAAAGTATTTTAGAAATTCTACTTTGTTTTTTAACTGTTTGATTACTTAACATTTGTTGTGTTAAGATATTAGATTCAACAGCTTCCATTATATTTTGTTCATTTTCTAGAACATTATTTAAATTACCGAATACCATATTACTATAATAATTATAAATACTATCTTATAGATAAAAATAATTTTTTAATAAATATTTTTGATATTTTTGAAAAAATATTTGAATTATTTGTTTTATTTACTATATTAACTTTGAATTTAATTTTAGTTATATGAAAAAACATAAAAATCAAGAAATAGTACAGATTAGAGACGATTTTTTTGTAAATAAAGATAATATCGATTCTATTATCAAAACAAACATTGATCCAAGAGATAAAACAAAGCTTGAAGAAGATATATATGTAATATATCTTAAGAATTCTCATTATACCTGGATTTCTATCAATAAAGAACAATTTAATAAATATATTAAAAATATCGTTAATATTTAATTTTTTAAAAACATGGCAAATACTATTACAAAAAACATTACTGTGGCTCAGAGTGCAACTGTAGCAGGTTACGATTATGAGAAGCGTCTTGCAGCTCTCACACCAGAAGAACGTTCCAAGTACCTTGCACTCACTGAAAAGGTCGATGTTCATAACCTTACTACGGTTCATGAATATGGTTCCGAGCTTAATTCTGTAGTTGCTGAGAATGGTGAGAGGTTCCTAAAGTCCGTCAAGGCTGGTGATGGCGGTGAGATTGTTCAACTTACCACTGACTTGCTTGCTCAGCTTAACATGATTAACATTGATGAGATCAATACTGATACTACTTGGAAGAATTTCCTTAGGAAGCTTCCTGTTGTTAGGAAGTTTGTCACTACAATTGAGAATGTAAAGATTAAGTACAATGACATTGCTCAGAACGTAAATGCTATCGCTGAAAAGATGGGTGATGCAAAGCTTGTTGCTTTGACTGATAACTCTACTCTTCAGGAAATTTTCGATAACAATGTAACTTACATTGACCGTCTGCGTGAACTTATTCTTGGTGCTAAGGTTCTCCTTGAAGAGTCAGAGAAAAAGTATAAGCATATGAAGGAGAATATCGGTGAATATGAGAATTATGAAATGTCTGAGATGCAGGATTTCATTGGTTCTCTTCAGAAGCGTATTGCTGATATGCAGGTAACCGAGGCTGTTCTTCAGCAGAACCTTCTTCAGATTCGTGCAACTCAGGGTAATAACCTTGCTATCGCCGAAAAGAGTAATAACATTGTTACTAATGTAATTCCTCTTTGGAAGAATCAACTTTCCATTGCGGTTATCATGAATAACCAGAAGAAGAATGTTGAGGCTCAGCAGATGTTGACTGAAACAACTAATAAGATTCTTGCTGAAAATGCTAAGAATTTGCATACTAACTCTGTTGCTGTCGCTAAGGCTAATGAAGAGTCTGTTATCTCTCTTGAGACTCTTAAGACTACTACTAATGAACTTATCGCAACTATCAAGGAAGTTGAGAGAATTCATGCTGATGGCGCTCATCAGAGGGAACTTATCGAAAAGGAACTGCATACTATGGCTGTTCAGCTTCAGGATGCTATTACTACTAATGATAAGTAATTATGATGACTTTGGATGGTGGGGGAGGTCCAACTCCCCCAAATATTAAAAAGATTATTACAAATAATACTCCACCAAACGTTAAAAAAAGTATTACAAATAATATTAAAGAAATGAAAGCATTAATTACTGTAGATAATGATAGAGTCATATTTAATATGAAAAAAGCATTATCATTAGATGCAAATATTTCTTATAAAGATACAGAAGATGGAAAGACAGTTATTTCTATTAATAAAAATGGAAATATAACTGAAGAGATCTTTGATAATGTCCCTATTGAAGTAAAACAGGGCATTGACAAAGCAAATATGATAAAGAACAAAAAAATATCAAAGAATACTGCTAAAGATGCTGTAAATATTAAATATAAGATTGGTGATATTGTTGTTCTTAAAGGAAAGATTAAAGATGGTTCTAAACGTCTTATAAAGAAGTTTGAAGTTAAGAAAGTAATTTGGTCTATCAAAAGTAAGCCAATGAATATTCTTATTCTCAAACAGCTGGAAGGAGTTAATAACAATAGGACTCTTGATAAGAATGATTGTAAGAAATATCATATCAAATATGAAGAAGGCTTACAAGCATATTCAATGATGTTGAATTTTGTTAGATTGAAAAAAAGATAAAAATTTGTGAAATTTAACAAAAAGTTTCTATAATAAATTAGATGATTTTTTAAACTAATAAATATGAATAAAGAAAGATTTATCAGACTTCACAATGCAGAAAATAACACAGTTGTTGTTATTAATATTAAGCATATCGCTCTTATTGATACTGATGAAGTAAATGAACGAATTGTAAGTGTTATTTATTTGGAAAACACTTGTGATGTTAAAGAGTTTAATGTAAATGAAACTCCTGAAAAGATTTATACAATGATTGAAGAAATTCAGAAGTAAAAGAAATTTAAGTTTGGTGAAGTTGTGGCCATAAGCTTAACTACCATCGGAAAACCTTTCTATCTTTTGAGATTGATTTTTTAGTACCCAATTTATTATTTTGATACTCTTTTTGGTTTTTATGGTTTACCTGTTATTTTACTTTTTATAAACCAGGGGAAATTCTTTCAGTCGATTTAGAAATATGAAAATTATCCGAAAATGTACAACGGCACCTTCGTTAGTTTAACCGCCTTTAACTGAATTGATAGAAGAAGGACTTGAAAATTGGAGATTAATAATACCCAGTTAAAATATAAGCCCAAACTAATCAAGATTAATCATTAATCAGAAGTTCCTAAACGCCAATACTGTTTTTAAACAGAGTAATATTGAGTTAAGTTGGATGAAAGCATCTTCGGAATGCACTTCTGCAGATTAATTAAAGTGAAAGCGAAGACATATAACCTGAATGTCCCTGTTTTTTGAAGATTGGAGAGACTGGACGCTGGATAAGAGGTTTTAGGAATTGGTTACTTTAGCGAATACTTTCTACAGAGGATGAAGATAATTCTTCATCCTCTTGTTTTTTGAATATATTGTCTATGTTTTTCTATTTTAATATTACAAATACAACTTATAAATTTGAAAATGATATTAGATAGAACATGGAACAAAAACGAACAAAAATTAGTTATTTCTTACATTGATAAAGAAGGTAATAGACAATTTTATCAGAAATATTTTCATCATTTTAAAACATATGAATATGATGAAAATGGTGATGTAGATACATGGGATAATAAAAAAGCAAGAAAAGTATATAAAGATACTACAAATTATACACCTAATGAATTCGATATACTAGAATTCATGTATGAACTTCCAGAAGAATTGAACAAAACAATGCATGCTCAATACTTCCCTAAGTTATATTTTTTCGATATTGAAACTAAGTTTGATCCAACTAGTTTTCCTGATCCACAAAAAGCATTACACCAAGTGACCTCCATTTCATTAGTTGGTCCAGATATGTCATGTATTGTATATGGTCTTAAAAAATTATCAGAAGAACAAATTGGATTATTGAGATCAAGATATCTTGATTGGATAAATAACAATGAATTCGCTAAAGCACGAATGAAAAAAGAACCAAAGGTTCTTTATCAGTATTTTAGTGATGAAAGAGATATGTTAAAACATTTCTTTACTATCATATGTCCTAAAGTACCTTGTCTTGCTGGATGGAATAGTTATGGATTCGACTTTATTTATCTTGTAACTCGTCTTACAGTTTTATTTGGACAAAAAGAAGCATATAGTATTCTTAGAAAAGCATCACCAACAGGTGAACTTACTTCTATTAAAGTAACTAATCAACAAGGACAATTCTTATATAAATTCTCAGCACCATGTCATACTATTTGGCTTGATTATATGGAAATTGTAAAACAGTATGACTATACACTTATTCCTTATGAAAGCTATTCATTGGATTGGGTTGGTGAACATGCTGTAAAGGCTAATAAGATTAAATATAATGGAACCTTAAATGATTTGTATGAAAAGGATATTGAATGGTATTATTTCTATAATGCAATAGATAGTCTTATCGGTCTTCTTATTCATTATAGATTAAAATCACTTGAATCACCTTGTTCAGTATCAAGTATTACTCTTGTACCTCTTCCAAAGGCTTTTGGTCAAGTAGCTCTTACTACAGCTAATGTATTCAATGAATTCTATCAAGATAATAAAAGAGTAGTATATAATTATGATGGTATAGAAAGATATAAGAAAGAATATGAAGGAGCATTCTGTGGTTGCGTTCCTGGAAGATATCAATGGAATGTATGTGATGACTTCGCATCACTTTATCCATCTCAAGTACAGACATGTAATTTCTCATTTGAAAATATTGTAACTCCTCCTATGGAAGGACCTGATTCTTTAGGTAGATATATACCAAGAAACTGGACAAATGAAGAACTTGAAAATTTCAAAAATGATCCTAATTATTTTGTATCAATTAATGGTAATGTTTATAAGAATGATAAAGATTACGCATTTAAGAGAATGCAAAGAAATATGAAAAAGAAAAGAGATGTATATAAGTATACTGGACAAAGAATTGAAAGTGAACTTATACATGAAATTGATAGGTTGATAAAAGAAAAAGAAAATGAAAAATAATATAAATATAGAAGTAGATACTCTTGCTGCTTTATTTAACTTTAATGGAATTTCATATAAAGATTTAAATACTAAAAAATTTGTAGAAACTCCTTATAAAAAAATTAGTCAATTAAAAGAATATCTTCATCAATTATATCCACAATATGATGAAATATATTTTTATG